GTAAAAATTTTAAAGCAGTATCATCTGGTGATAAGAAATCTGGTGGACTTATTGCTGGTTTACTTGGTGGAATAGGAAGTGCAGTTGGAGCTGTGTTTAAAGCCGTGGCTAAAATTGGAGTAGGATTTGCTGTTGGAATGGGTGCTTTGGGTGCTGGTATTGCTGCATTTCTTCTTGCACTCAAAGTTGGAGATTCTGTAGCAGGTTTACTTAGTTTTGTGGGTGAAGGAGAAAATCTTAAAACACTAATCCAAAATTTCTTTGGTGCATTCTCTCCAGAAACTGCTCTCATGATGGGTGGTATAATTGGTCTATCTATACTTGCAGGGAAACTTAAAGTAACACCTCTGGAAATGGCAGGTGGAATGACTGCAATTGGTGCAGGTATTGCTGGTTTCTTTGGTGGTATTCTTTTGGCTGATGGACTTGCAAAATTAGGTGATATGGCAGGACTGAATGGAGCCAGTCTTGCAACTCTGATTAGTAATTTCACAGGTGCATTTGCATCACAGGGTGCAGCTGGAGTTTCGACATTAGTAGCAATATTAGGAGTTGGAGCATTATCTGCATTAGTTCCTGGCAATAGTATGAAATCTGCAGGAGTAAATGCTTTAAAGATTGCTGCAGGTATGACAGGACTTGGATTTGGTATTGCTGGATTCTTTTTAGGTGTGATGGCTGGTGATGGTATTGCAAAATTAGGTCAAATGATAAGTTTGGATGGAAAAAGTTTATCCACATTGATAGGTAATTTTGTGAGTGCATTTGCATCTCAAGGAGCAGCTGGAGTTGGAGTTCTTGTTAGTCTACTTGGAGTGGGAGCATTAACTGGACTTATCGGCGCAGTTCCTATTGCAGGAGCTGTAGCTGCAGGTGGTGCAGCATTAGGAATTGCTGCTGGTATGACTGCAATAGGTATGGGTATTGCTGGATTTGCATTTGGTCTACTTTCTGCAGATGGTATATCGAGACTTGGGGAAATGGCAGGATTAGATGGTAAAAGTTTAGGAAAATTGATAGATAATTTTGTTACAGCATTTGCTTCAAGTAAAACCAGAATGGCTGTTTTAGCAGGTCTTCTTGCTGTAGGAGCTTTAGGTGCATTCAACCCTGCAGCAGGGCCTGGGATAGCAGCTGCTCTAACTTCATTAGGTCTTGGTATTGCTGGTTTTGTGGGTGGTTTTCTACTAGGTGATTTAGCTGCAAAGTTTGGAGAATTTGTAGGTCTTGATGGTAAATCCTTTGGAAATCTTTTGGAAAATATTGGTTCTGGTATCGGTAGATTTCTTGGTAGTTTGGGAGCAGGAGCAGTATCAGCTCTTAATGATGTTGATCCAGATAGGTTAGGAAAACTTGGTAAAGGTATTGCAGATTTAGGTGTAGGTATTCTTGCCTTTGCAACTGGTTCAGCAGTTGGTGGAGCTGCAGGTGTAATAGGTGGAGCAATTGATGCAATTAAAGGGTTATTTGGATTTGGTAAAGAAAAAAGTCCACTAGAAAAAATTGCAGACTTTGCTGCTCGTAAAGATATAAATGTACCAAGATTAAAAGAATTAGGAATTGGAGTTTTTCATTTAGGAAAAGGACTACAGGCTTTTGCTGCAGTAGATCCAGAAAGAGTTCAAAAAAATATTGATGCAATTGCTGGTGGAACTTTCAGTAAAGGACTAGGGGATCTGTCAAATCAAGATATGAAACTACTCACCAGTATGAGTATGAATCAAATGTCTGCAGGATTAGCTGGTGGGGGTGAAGCAGGTACGATCATCAATAACGATAATCGTACCATTACTATTCAGAATGCTCCTCAATTAACCAATATAACTGGTCAAATTAGTGCACGCCGTTAGGCACTCTCTGCCAATTTCTGAAAATAATCCATACCCTCATCTTCCTCAGTAGACTCAGAGGCTGGAGCAGGTGGTGGAGTGTATGGTTGTCCACCATCAAAAGGAACATCATTTGATGGAGTTGGAGCAGCTGCAGTGGCCGAAAGACCAAGCACACGATCCAACTTAGACTTCAGTTCATCATAAGACTTGAACTTATCTTCACTTACCAATTCTTTGAGTGACCTTTGAGACTTCCAAATTTCTTCCAGACGCTCATCGTCATCCAGAAGTGTAGAAGGAGAATCAAACTCCGACTTGTCATAATTGGAATATCCCTCAACCTTACGAATCTTCATCTTAAAGTTGGCACCACTCCATAAATCAAATGGATTTACTGGTGACTCATCCTCAAACTCTGGATTCATGAGATCGTTGATCTTATCAAAGATCTTCTTACCATAACGATACATAAAGACCTGACCCTCATTCTGAGGATTTGCAGGATCTTTGATGATGTAGACATTAGAAGTGTAGTTCAACCTACGTTTCTGTTTACGGGCAACCTCTTTGTTTGCCTCAATCCCAGAGTTCCAAAGTTGTGAGTTATGTTCACTCACAGGATCTTTTTGACCAAGAGTAGTCAAAGAGTTCTCAATATACCAGCCACCTGGCCCTTGGAAACCATGATTCCAGATACGTGCCCAAGGGAGTTCTTCTCCATCGGGTGCTGGAAGAAATCGGATAACGGCATATCCGTTACCTGACTTATCCAACTCTGGACGCCAGTAACCTTCGTCACGATCTGCAAATGAATTTGGATTGGAAATTTTTTCAGTCTCTTTGATTAGAGATGAAAGGTCTGTTTTACTACGTTTCTTCATATCTGCGAACGACATATATACTCCTTATATTAGAATGTGCAATGTATTAACAACGTATAAAATTATTATACCATATATATTAGTTTTGTCAAGTGACCTATATTGGTAACTTGGCAGTTTTAGGTAGGAAGTTGAGTACTTCAGCTTCTTCCCTTATCTGGGCCTTGAGTTTGGTATTCACCAACTGGGCCGCAGTCTCTGGTTCCATTCCGTTCTGATCACAATAATGTAGAATGGCATCCATATAACTGAGTTTAGTCCTAGTGACTATCTCTGTAATCTTAGTGAAAAATTCACTTGATGTTTGTGTCTGTAATGGCATTAATTGAGCTCCTTTACTTCATCACAAATTCCTAGTTTTTTAGCCTCCTTAGCATCCAACCACACATCTTGTGGTGGAAGAAGGTATTTCCGAATTTTATCATCAGTCAAACCAGTACATTTCTTATAATGCTCTAACATTCTGGCTGTTGTAAGGTCATACTCTTTCTGTGCTGCAAAGAGTTCGTGTTCCTTACCATACGTTCCCCAACTAAATTGATGAGAAAGTATTGATGTATTCGGTGTTAAAATTCTTCTACCCTTTGTACCAGATATGAATAGAAGAAGACCACATGATGCAATCATACCAAGTCCAGTAGTCCTTATCGGGATACTTGAACCTCTCATAACATCAATAAGTGCAAAACAAGCAGGTAGTTCCCCGCCAGGAGAACAGATAACAAGATTTAATTCATCGTGTTTTTTATCAGTAGTGAGATTTGTCTCCATAATCCACTCAATCGCAGATTGGGCTGAAGACATTGTAACATCATCAAACATAAGATGATAACCAGCATCATCTATATTATTAACCTCTTTCTTGGAATCATCACTTGCCATAACAAACTTTCGTATAAAGGTTAATCAGTAAAACTCATTCTTTTTTCTATAATCCTCAATTGCTGCTTTGATTGCATCCTCTGCCAAGACCGAGCAATGAATCTTAACAGGGGGTAGAGATAATTCCTCTACGATCTCAGTGTTCTGAATTTTATAAGCATCATCAATGGATTTACCCTTGACCCATTCTGTTGCTAAACTGGAACTGGCAATAGCAGACCCACATCCAAATGTCTTGAACTTGGCATCGACTATCCTGTTGTCCTCAACTTGAATTTGAAGCTTCATAACATCACCACACTCAGGTGCTCCAACTAACCCTGTGCCAACATCCTCTGATTCTTTATCTAGTGAACCCACATTCCTTGGATTCTCGTAATGATCTATAACCTTGTTATCATACGCCATAACTATTCACCTCAAAAGTCTCCCCTTGTTACTGTTTTTATTGCATCTATTTGTTTGTTTAAAATATCAGTTCTGTTTGGCCACTTAATCCATTCTCTTTTGTCACCATCTTTTGCAAGGTTCTGAAGAAGTGGAAGAATCAAATCTTCTACCTCATTCATTCTGGCACTCCACTTATCGTTGAGTTCTTCCTTGCGGTCAGCCATTTCATCGCTCAGTATCCTCATACTATCGGTCAAACCTGAGATTTTAGATTCAATCTTTTCCAACTCAGGTTTCATACTGGCAGTGGCCGTTGATACTACTTCTTTTGCTGTGTCTACTGTTTGAGTTTGTTGTGCTTTGTATTCATCTTCACTTACAGT